CGCGTACAGAAAAGCTACCGAGGCGGCGCGTGCTAGATCCTGGGCGCTCCGCCTTGAGAGTCTGCGGCGTTTGGACCGGGCGCTCTTGGAGTACGCCGAGCGACTGATCGTGACACTCAAGGCGTTGCCGCCTGACAGACGTCAAGCTGCGGATCGGATGTCGAAGATCATCTTGCAACTCCGCGACAAGCTGCACAAGCAAATGGAGACTGCTGTTGACGGCAGTCGAAAAGTATCCTTCGATGAGATCCTCAAGCTGCAGCAAGAGGCGACGCTCAAGGTGTTCAACGCGCACGGTGTAAATGCCGATCTACTGAAGCGCATTCAGATCCCCAACCTGACGATGGCTGGTCAATGGGAATCACTCGGCAAGGGTGCCGCGACCTGGCGCACCTTGCTGCGTGGCCACGTGAAGAACGCGGTGGATGACGCCCAGCACGTTGTTACGCGCGCGTTACTCGAAGGGATGTCGCCAGACGAACTCTCGAAGCGACTGCGGCCGTATGTACTCGGCGCTGAAAGCTTTCAGGAAGCTTTCAGAGGCGCAGGTGAGATCACCGACGCCATCCTGAAAGATCCTGTACAAACCGGTGCCGCGAAGCGACTGCGGTTCAACGCGGACCGTATCGCGTTCTCCGAGATCCACAACGCACGAGGTGAGGCAGAGCTCCAGGCGTTCGCGCAAGATCCCTTTGTCGAGGCGGTGAAGTGGCAGCTGTCGCCCAACCGCGGAAAGGTTCGCCGTCCTGATGGCTGTGATGGACTAGCCAAGACAGACTTTTTCGGGATGGGTCCTGGCATCTATCCTATCGCTCAAGTGCCGACGTTCCCGCATCCGTTTTGCCGGTGTGAAAGAGTTCCCGTGCCACGGGGCATCGAGGACATGCATAAGCCTAAGCCAAACCCGATGCGGAAAGCTGGTGTAAAGGTGCAAGGTACGGGGTGTAAGCACTAATGGCTGACATCTGTTCCATCACCGCCTCGCAACAAGCCGCGTCTGACGCTGCTGCGAAGAACGCTCTCGACAACTCGAAGGGCGCCGGGACGCAGTCCAAGCTGGAGCAGATGCAGGCGCACACGCAAGCGGCGATGAAGGACTGGATGGCTGGCGGTCAACTTATTGTTGTGCCGCCCAACATCACCAAGAAGCACGACGTCATCAACTTCTTGTTGGGTCAAGGACTAAAGGGTCAAGCTGTCGTGGACAAGATGGCAGGCCTCGGCTTCAAGATCAAGGTTGCCGATGTCAACTCCAACATCAAGTGGTACGGCACCGCGAAGATTCCCGCTAACTTCCCGAAGGCTGGCACGATGCCCGCGATCGAAGGTCAGAAGATCGTCGACATCTTGCCGCCCAAGCCGACGTTCACACCTCCACCGATCAAGCCACCTGCACCGTCACCGACGATTCAGTCATTGACGGAGCAAACACCCGAAGAGAAGTTCATCATGCACAAGCAGGTTGGACCGCAGGCTGGCTCCAATCCTGGCGGCATGTACGAGGACATGGACGGCAAGAAGTGGTATGTCAAGCTCTACGCTGAAGAAGGTCAGGGCATAGGTGAACACGTGTCGAACGCGATCTACCGACGTCTTGGTGTTGGGGCACCTGAGTCGAAACTATTCAAGCAAGCAAACGGCAAGACAGCGTTCGCGAGCAAGGTGCTTGAGAATGAAGGTACCATCGAGAAGGTGGGACTCACGAAGGAACGCGCTGACAAGATTCTCGACGGCTTCGCCGCGGATGTGCTGACCGCCAACTGGGACGCGGTTGGGTTGTCACTCGACAACGTGGTGGTGCTGAACAAGCTCGACAACATCTTAGTCCGAATTGACCAGGGTGGCTCACTGCTGTATCGTGCGAAGGGCGCGTTGAAGCCAAACGACGCTCTTGGCGTGCTGAGTGAGTGGACAAGCTTCGCGCCTGGAGGAAAGAATCCCGCATATGCGAAGGTGTTCAACGCCGCCGGGATTCAGAAGGCGGAGGATCTCGGTGAGAAGCTGATCAAGCAGATCGAGGACATCAAGACGTTCCGTGCTAACCTCGGTCCTGGCGGGTATAGGGCGTTCATCGAGTCGCTGGGTGTGTCACCTACGCACTCACTCAAACTCGCGAACATGCTCGAGTCACGCACAAATGGCCTCATCGCGAAGGCTGAGCAGATCAAGGGTGCCGCGAAGGAAGCCGAAGAGCTGAAGAAGCTGATGACACAAGCTGAGCAGAACGGACTAGTGCATCTACCATTCACATCAAGCTATCAGTTGAAGATAGCGGATAACTTGATGGTCGTGCAAGATAATTACTACTCAGGTATCAAGACACTCATGTCTAAGCCGCCTGAGATAATCATCAATGCTGGTCCTGAAGCGATCACCAAGTGGTATACGAAACATTTGCCAGCAGCGACGAAGAATCAAATTCAAGGAGCTATCACAAATCTTAAGCAGTCTGCATCATCACTCAAAATAGAACAATGGATAGTCGAAGAGCAAACCGGTAAAGCGATCCCAACACTGTCAGCGGCGAAGCCGGGCTTTGCAGTTGAGGAGCAGGCGGCTGGGATGCTCGACCGACGCAACAAGGATCTTCGTGGAAGAATCGGTGACAGCAGTGTTGAGGCGCTTAGATCTTACGGTGGCAGCGGATACGGAGCGATCAACAGTGCGTTACGCTCGGGAGAATCAGCATACTTTACGAAGCCTGCTGGTCGGATTCGCGCGATTGACTCGGCAATGAATAAGTCAAAACTCGATGTGAACGCAGTATTGTACCGTGGTTTAGGCAGCACACATCCATTGGAGAGGATGTCATTGCCGGAATTGCAAAAAGCTATCGGCTCAGAGTTTACTGAGTTAGGGTATGGGTCGCACTCAACAGCGATGCATCGAGCACAAGGCTTCGCTTCAGGCAATCGCATCATTCGATTCCAAGCTACCGCCGATGTCCACGGTATTTGGATGCGTGGCGCTGGCGTAGGTGTTCATACTGAGCAAGAGTTCTTAGTGCATCGTTCATCTCGTTTCAAGATTACGAATGTCAGTGCATCCGGCGACTCAATCGTTATTGACGTTGAGCTATTGGCGCAAGAAGCAGTAACATTGAAGAACGTTACGAAGGCTGCGGCTACCGCGACTGAGCTGAAGACCGCGGCGACACCTCTTCCCATAGGCGCCGAGCCGCCGTATTACATTAACAAGAAGCACGACCTGATCAACTTCTATCTCGGCAAGGGCCTTGATGGTCAGGACGTGGTGAACGTGATGTCCACGAAGGGCTTTAAGATCAAGGTGGCCGACGTGAACGCCAACAAGAAGTACTACGGCACCGATAAAATTCCAGGCAAGTATCAGAAGGCATCCGAGGTGCTGAAAGAACAGAAAGTTGCGCCGGACTCAAGCTCAGCCCACTCACCTTACACGTTACAAGAGAAAGTGGCAAATCTTGCCGAAGCGACAGACTCAAGTGGTGAAGATCTGAAGAACGCATTTAATCAAGCAAAGCAGTATGGTGAGATTCCTAATGAAATTACGTTCGAGAAGTGGATTGACGATCAACTCGATAACCTTGACAACATGAGTCTATGAATATCGCTGAAGCAGATACCCTACAAATGAAGCTCCCATCCTGCGTCACGTGCAAGCACCGAGACCTCTTCGGCCCGACCTGCACAGCGTACCCGATGGGCATCCCGCGGCCCATCTTAGTTGGTGAGCATGACCACCGACTCCCTTATGAAGGCGACCACGGCATCACGTGGGAAGCTGCTGGGGTGGATGGGATAGGTACATTGACATAGGTTCACTTGTAACATCTTCCCCGGCTCATCGGGTGGTTGTCCCCCTTGCCCGCGAAGGAATCGCGGAGGTAGTACAAAGCCCGGTGACCCAGGCACCCACTCCCTGGAGGCAGCAAATGTTTAGACATCCGTTCCTAGAAGGTGAAGGCGGCGCTGGTGGTGGCGGAGACGCCACACCGATGATCACGGTTCAGTACAACGGAGCCGAGGTCGAGGTACCCAGACCCGCTGGTTATTTCTCACAAGCGGAGATCGCTGAACGCTACGTACCGAAGGCCACGCACGACGCCACGATGGGTTCCATGCGGACGAAGCTCGAGAGCGCGAAGAACAAGCGTGATCCTAACGAGCTCCTCGAAGACGAGACCTTCCGCGCACAGGCAATCGAGAAGTGGGGCCTGAATCCCAACGCGACGCAGAAGCAGTTTCAGGAGCAGCTTGCGAACAAGACAAAGGAGATCACGGAGCGAGAGATTGTTCCGCTGAAGACCAAGCTCTCCGCGTCAGAGCAGAAGATCGAGAAGTTGCGGACCAAGGATCTATTTGGTCAGATCGTGCAAGGCGCAGCAGCGAACAAGGTTGAAGAGAACCTGCTGAAGCCGACCACGAAGAAGGGTGTTCCGATGGTGGTCTCGATGTTGCGCGATTCATTCGCGTACGACGAGGAGACGGACTCCTTCTACGCCAAGGGTGAGAACGGATTCGCGTACTCACAGACTGGCGAAGCGCCGTACATGACAGTCGGTGAGTTCATCGCTCAGTGGGTAGCTAGTGATGGCAAGCCCTTCGTTCGTGGTGAACGACAGAGCGGTGCCGAGGCTGGCGCAGGTCAAGGTGGAAGTGGAACGCCAGTCGCAGGTCAAGTCGGCAAAGAGCTTCGGCTTACCGCTGATCAGATCCGCGACATCACGTTCTTCAAGAAGATGGAAGAGAAGGCGCGCAAGGAAGGTCTGACAATCGTTCCAGTCTAACCGATCTGCGGTGTTTCCGCGACTCCCCGCTGATCGGTAACGCAACCGGTCGCGGGGAGTTTCATTTCCAATGGCAAATGGCCTAGGGAATTACGATCCGAACTTCTACGCTGCCCAGGCTCTGGTGCAGCTCGAGAAGGCTCTCGGAATGGCGGGTCGCGTTTACCGCGGCTACGACAAGAACCCGCAAGAGTACGGCTCAGTTATCAACCTGCGTAGACCGACGTACTTCACCGCGCAGGCGATGCCCATCAGCTCCGCCAACACCAGCGACCTCGTTGCTGACTCAGTGGCGATCACCCTCGACCAGTGGAATGGTGTTCAGTTCTCGCTGACCGACAAAGAGCTGAGCTACACGCAGGAGCGGATTATCAACGAGCACATCCGCCCCGCCGCGTCCGCCGTCGCGGACAAGATCGACCTCACCCTGAACGCGCTGGCCCGTGGCATTCCTTGGTACTTCCTCGGGCAGTCCAGCATCACCTCTGTCGCTGACCTACCGGCTGTCCGGCGTCGGCTGTTCGACAATCAGGTGCCGCTGAACGATGTCGCGCTCGAGATCAACGGTGAGCGTGAGCAGGGTTTCCTCTCGCTGGACGCGTTCAACCGCGCCGATGCGAGCGGTTCTGCCGACACTCAGCAGCGCGGTTCGCTGGGTCGGAAGTTTGGGTTTGAGATCTTCGCAAACCAGAACGTGCAGACGCAGCAGGCTCCTGGTACCTTCACCGTAACTGGCGGTTCATTGACCGTCAGCGCCGCAGTCACCGTCGGCGCAACCAGCATCACGATGGCTGCCTCCACCTGCACCGGTACGCTGAAGGTTGGCGACATCGTGCAGATCGGTCACACCGCGACGGATGGTCTTTCCGGCGCCGCGTTGACCGCTACTCGTAACTTCGTGGTCGCTGCGGATGCTACTGCAGCTGCCAACGCGATCACCGTCACTGTGCGGCCGCAGTCGAGGCACACCGTGGCGTCTGGTACTGCCGCGAAGATCACTCTCGGCAACACCGCGAAGTACGACAACCTCGCTTTCCATCGGAACGCGTTCGCTCTCGCGATGGCGCCGCTTCCTGAGGTTGCTCGTCGGATGGGTGCACAGGTCGCGAGCCTGGCCGATCCTATCACCGGGTTGGCGCTCCGCGTCACCATGTGGTACGAGGGTCTGGATGCCAAGGTCTACGTCCGGGTCGACGCCCTTTGGGGAGTCAAGTGCCTGGATGAGGATATGGCAGTGAGGTACGTCAGCTAAAACTGACAGGCAGAGAGGTTCGCCTCTCTGCCACCTCATCCCTTACATAACTGAGGTTCTTGGTGGCGACCTACTTTGACGCAACAAGTACGGCAGATAAAGCGTTGATCGTTGCCTCTTTGCGTGGTCACGCTGATCTTCCGACGGTGGCGGAACAGGCGGAGTGGGATGTTATCGAACACTTCACACGACAGTTTCCTGCGGCCGTTGATCACGTCAACAACTTCTATGTTGGTCGTGGGTACCACAGAGGCAACGGTGTGTACGTCGCACTCGAGGGCTTTCAGCCTGACGCCGATGCGGTGGAGTCTGCGTATCAAGAGCTCAAGACAGCGCTCAAATGGACCATCGCAGATGTGATCAGCTGGCGACTTTCGAAGTACGGTGAGTCACCGATCGTTAGCTCGATCAGTCCACAGAACGGGCCGAGCAAGTCGTTCCGTGACGAAGTGAAGAGTGATTTTCCTCCTGGCCAGTGGGAACGCCGGGTGAAGCGTTGGGACATTAGACTGACTGTCTATTCGATATGACCGCACCGAACGTTCGTATCGACGTATCCGGCGCGGTTGCTCGACTAAGCGAAGTGATGAAGGCAGCGCACGATCTATCGCCTGTGTTCGCAGGACCGATCAACCAGTCGTTGAATGAAGTCTTCATCAAGCAGTTTCAGACTGAGGGCGCGTACGGCGGCAAAAAGTGGGCGCCACTCGCACCGGTCACACGCAAGCTACGACAGCGACGCGGACACGGTCGCGGTGGAATACTTCGAGACACGAACAAGCTGTGGGCGAGTTTCACCAAGCTGGGTCTCGGGCCTGACGCCGTAAAGATCGTTCGGCCGGACAGCTTGACACGCGGTTCCACGGTGATCTACGCCGAGCCGCATCAGACCGGTTTTACATCACGCACGTTTGTGGTGATCAACAAGCTCGGCAACCCAGTGGCACTACGTCGCAAGACGCCGAAAAAGATTCCAGCGCGACCGATCATACCTGAGACGATGCCGTCAACCGTCGTGCAGTCTTGGGAGAAGATGATCGCCGACTTCATCGCGAGGTAATATGCAGCTCGAGGTTGTTCGCTCAATTGTTGCCGCGCTGAGTGATCCAACGAATGGTGTACTCGCCAAGTTGGTTTCATTGCCGAAGGATGTTGGTGATACGGTTACTAGCGACGTCTTGGTGGTGGACGGCACGGAGGACGACGCTCTCGCGAAGGGTGAACAGATAACGCGAGGTGATGCAGAGCTAATGTTGCTGGTCGTTCCCGATGGCCCAACGATCACGCAGCAGTCAGCGGGCGGTTCGTGCGCACACGGCATCACGCCGGTGTCTATCACCGCTGTGCATCGAGGTAATGGAACACCAGCCAAGAAGGTGCAGGACATTAGCTACTTGCTTCGCGCTTGTGTGCTAACGGTTCACTGGTACTTCTTCCAGCTGCGAGGCGATGATGGGGCAAGAAGCCGGAACTTCGTGACACTGACTCGGTGTCTGGGATTGCAATACGGTTTGACGCAGGATGATGGTTTGGGCGCGCTGGGCGCAGTAGTGTTCTCAATAGAATCGCTCGACAAGCGAGCACAACGGACG